GTTTCAAAGTAATCCAAATCAAGCTTCGACATGCAAATATAATACTATCTCACGCTATTAATAGCTAGCGTATTCTTTCAAAAATTGGGTTTGATTCTTTTGAAATGTTTTATCATTAAAGTCTCTTAATCCTGGTGAAGCGTGAATTAGATGGATAGGAGCTACACCGACTTTGAGTTTCTTTTTGTTAGCATCTAAACTACTGGAAATATCATAATGATGAAAAGTGTAATTTTCGTTAAACCTCCATCCAGCAGCTTTTACTCTTTTAACATTTACCGACATGAATACACCATCAATAATAGCAACTCTTGCTGGCACCGGTCCAAATGGTGTTGTCATGGATCTACCATCGTGAAGATGAGCAACAGCGCCGTGTAGATTCCCGCTTCCAAAACCACCACACATTAAATGCCAGAGCGCAGGAGATTGGATCTTACAATTACTTCCACCTGCAACGCCAATAATATCATAATCTTTATGATATTTTTCTAGCTTTGCTTCTAGTAATGCATCGTCGAAATATACATCATCGTGACAAAAAGCTATATAGTCGTAAGTATGATCCGAATATAAAAAATCATTATATCGTTTACTAAGACCTTCTTTATTGTTTTTATAAACATGTACAGCAATTGGATTTTTTATATATTCGTTTATTATATCAACACTATACTTGAGCATAGGTGTTGTATTATCTTTAGTACATGTAAAAATAGCTATATTACTCATAATACAAAAAACGGTGAATTACTCTGAAAGCCACCTACGGCTGTTAAACCTTCATTAGTCATCAAATATAATACACCTTCATCTAAGGCTTTGAATTTTTTATATGGGAGTGATGAGAAGGCATTTGTCAGAAAGTTTGCATAAACTGTGCTACCAGAGCGTGCTAGGTATACATTATTGGATAACTTATTGTAAATCCAAAGACCGAATGTACCCTTAAGTTTTGAGAGTGCATCGCATAATGCAGATACTTCTGTTAACCCGTCATCTGTTGCTTGACTTAATAATGCAGGAATTACAGAAGAATCAACCTCGTTATAGAATACTCCTTTTCTTAAAGTTTTTTTAAGTTCTTTATCATTAGTCAATACACCATTATGTGCTACAACCCAAGTACCGCACACAAAAGGATGTGATGTTTTAGGATCAAATTCGCGAATATCGCTTGTAGGAGCTTGTGTGTGACCGAGATAGTAATAAAAATCTTTTGGTTTTAAATTAAGATGACTATTTGATACTTGCATATTTTCATGCAAATCTGCTATACCTTCAATATACATTCTTGCATCATAATCAAAGCTTAAGAATAAACCGCCATATGCAAAGCTACCTCTTACTTTACACATATCGTATATATCAGTAAATTCTTTAAAATCATTAGAGCCAAAAATAGCACAAATAGCGTTACCCTCCTCTCCTGTTTGAATAAATATTATTCATAGTATGTATTATTATATCTACAAAATAACCAATATCAATAACGGAAAATTTTATATTGGATCACATAGAACTAATGATCTCGATGACGGCTATTTTGGTTCAGGTATATACCTAAAACGATCAATTAAACGTTATGGTAGGGAATCATTTATTAAAGAGATCTTATTATATTGTAATAACGTAGAGCAAATGATACAGAAAGAAACAGAGCTACTGCAGCGGTATAAAAATGATCCTGTGTATAACTTAAAATTCTGCTCTTGTGGTGGTAATACACGTGAGAGGTATACTAAAAAACAAAAGCAGATATATATACAAAAATTAATTGATAATCCTAAAAGTCCTATAGGTAAAAAGGGTATACAGGCATTTAACTACGGTAGACAGGCGTCTGAAAAGACAAAACAAAAACAAAGTAACACTCATAAGGAGCGCTTTGTAGAGCTTAAGACAGATGCTAAAAAATGGAATACATGGAAACAAAAATATATACCACACGCTCTTAAAAATCAAAAAATAATGACAGAAATTATTAGTAAACCTGTAAAACTTACTAAAATTGATACCGGTGAGAGCATGACGTTTAAGTCGAAAGCAGATTGTACAAGATATCTCAATATCGTGGGTACATCTGCTCTTGAAAGATATGCACTGGGTAAATTTAAGAATAAGTCAAGGTCATTAGATATACTAAAACAATACAAGGTCGAACTTCTATATACCATGAAGAATAAATAATTCAAGCATATGAATCGTGATTCCCATCTTATTTTTGAAGCTTATAGAAAAAAGCAAATGTCACTTATTAACGAAATGGATATAGGTGCAGAATTTGGCTCGACATTAGGTGCAGTTGCATCAGGTGTTGCAGAAAGAGAAAAGAGCGCTGATACATATATTTTTAAGCTTCTTAAGTCAAAGAATCCTGATAAATCACATGATGAGATCGTAAAGATGGTTGTAGAGCCGCTCTATAACGCAATTTTTGTTGATAATAAATTTTCTGCTAAAGGATCACATAAGGATCAATTAGCTAAACTACAGACAGCTTTAGAGAACGAATTAGCTAAATCATACCCTAAAGCACAGTCAGGATACACTGCAAGAATTATTAAGAACTTCCTTGCTCCAGTTGTAAAAATACTTGATGCTGAATCACCGGAGGTTGAAGGTGGTAAAGAAGCAGTAAAGGCTGTAAAGCAAGCTGTTGATAAGGTGGCAGCTAAAAATGAAGTACAGGCACCTGAACCCACAGATAATGCGGAAGCAGATAAGGGCGATGAATCACAAACGGGTGAAGGCGCAGATCGTGAGATTGAAAGACTCCGTGGTCAGGCTGTAGATTTTGTTGGCAACGATACAGTCAAAGAGCAGGATGTTCTCGATCACGTTAAACAAGCCATTATCAATGCTGATAGTGAAATTAGCGAAGGAAGAGCTAAAGGTAAAGCTGTTGGTGTCATTAATTCACTCGTTGCTGCAGGTGTTCTTGCTAAAAAGAATGGACAAATATCTGCTGGTGATAAGGCAGATGAATATGCAGAGAAAGGTGACCTATCTTTAGTGTCGGCTGAGCCAGAAGATTATCTAGCAGCGACAGGAAGACACGGAGGTCGTACTACAACAGGCAGACAGGTCTGGGGCGGTGAAGGTGGTCGCTACGGTGTAGATTTCGGTTAAGCTCTACCCAATAAATGATCCCAGGGTATATTCCTGGAGTATTTGACAGGATCCTCGACACCTGCGTCTATAAATCCCTTAAGACGGAGTGCACACGCTGTGCATTCACCGCATGCCTCGTCTAACCCTTCATAACAGGTCCACGTATCAGCAAAGTTAACACCTAGAGAAATACCGAGTTCGATAATCTCCTTCTTAGATTTATCAATAAGAGGTGCTTCAATTTTAATCTTATTTCTACGATTAAGAGCATTAACTTTATTAATAGCTTTTAAAAATTCTGGCGACCCATCCCAAAAACCTGCTACAGAATCTGCCTGAGCCGCTCCATGATAAACAGTAGTAGCGCCAACACCTTCAGCAAACGAAGACGCAATACTTAATAACATCATATTTCTAAACGGAACATAATTTACCGTTTGCGGATCACCCATAACATCTTTAGCCTTAGCTACGTCAATATTACGATCAAGAAGTGCTGAGTTCTTAATTAAATTAAAAAACGGGAGTTTAATAGTGGTATTAAAGTGTACATTTTCTTCTGTATCTTTATCACGAATTGCGTTAATTTGTTTTTCAGCACACATTAACTCCTTAATGTGTCTTTGACCATAATCAAAAGAAATAGCATAAACACTATCAAATTTTGAAGCCGCATAATGTAGTAGTACAGTACTATCCATCCCACCGGAGATGGGCACCACTACCTTTGTCTTATTCTTCTTCTTGCTCATTGGAAATTGTACTATCTTCGACATGATTTGTATTCATGTTATTATACTTGTAATCATCTGCAAGCTTTTTATCAAGTTCAGGAATAATAAAATCTTCAAAGAACGAAAGATCTTTTACGAAATTCTTAGCATAACCAAGCTTATCACCCTTCTTATACTTACCTGAATCCATACCGACAACATAGGTAGAACCAGTTTGTTCAATAATACCACGTGCAGTAGCCATCTGAAGAAGACCACTGTATTTGTTAAGGCCTGACTTAAATGAGAGATACATTTCTGCTTCAAGGAACGGTGGTACAAAACGATTCTTAACTGTAAGAGCACGAATTGTGGTACCAGAGTATTTGTTTGCTTCAGCAAGCTTACTTGTATTAACTGCACCTGAATCACCCTCACCTTCTTTCTCGTTTCTCTTGGCAAGCTGAACGAGAATACTAGCCATATAAACAGGACCAGATCCACCTGACTGAGTCTTAACAAGAGATGGGAACATAGCACCAGGATCAGAATAGGTATGATTGGTAAACATAATCGTTACACCAGCCTTACCAGCCTTATACGTAAGAGTTCTAAGCATTGACTTAAGTGACTTAGCTCTAAGTCCCATGTCAGCTGCTGACTTATCCTTAGCGATATCATCAATTTCTTTCTGTGAAGATAGGTTACCAAGGCTGTCGATACTAATAATAAACTTTCCTTGCTGACCTGCCTCAATTACACTATCAAGAAAAGCTGAGATTTGATTACGGCACTGATCAACAGTATAAACTGGTACATACTTTGTCTTACTAGCATCAAGACCAACACCCTTTGTAGAGCTTTCATCAATAGCAAACTCTGTATCAAAAATTACAGGAATGACACCTTGTTTCTGAGCATTAGCGAGAATCTTATTAACAATAAAAGTCTTACCTGTCATTGACTCACCAGAAAACCCAACAATGCGGCCCTTAGGGATACCGCCCTTGCGGCAGCTACCACCAAGAATAGCATTAAGAGCATAACAACCGGTATCATACCAGGTATCGACGTTTGACAATGCATTTTCATCAAGCATCGTCGCTTCACTATTCATTGCATCAAGTTTCTTAAAAATAGAATCAATCTCTTTACTCATATTCAACTATTATAGGTATTATATTCGGTTAATCAACAAAAAAATACCCGGTCCTAGGACCGGGTATTCTGGTTAATTTGATGCAGATTACGGATGTTTACATCAAAAATTTTATTTTACTCGTCAAAAAGCTTGACGACGCCTGCATTAGCAGGGGTAACGAGAGGAGCATCGACAAACAACTTACTGTACTGATCAGTAAGACGAACGTCGTTCTCTACGTTAAGACCATGGACGGTATTAGCATAACTATACTTCCACTGTGTACCCTCTTCCTTGTTCTTGTCAGAGACAAACTCACGGAAATAAAGGGGGATGGTCTGTACGTTGAGCTGACCCTGAGGGGTAGGCTGAACGTGAATGATTGCTGGATTCTTGACCACAAATGTCGTGTCGTCTGAGGAGACGAGCTCGCCAATGGTCGTGCGACCGATGTGATCAATGAATGTGATAAGATTTGGTGTATCGCTCATAGATGTATATATTAAATCCTGTGTATAAAAAAATCAACTAATCTAATCCCAAAAGGTCAAATAAATCTGTCTGAACTGCCATCGCCGGGTCTTTAAGTCTCCAATTAACGGCTTCATAGAAACGCTCAATTACCTGGAAAATAATCTTCTTAAAAATGAATTCATAATCCGGCTCAAATATTTCAGCAAACTCCTTCGGGTAGTAGTATTTGTAACCAATTACAGATATACCGTATTTGTTTGGCTTACGAACGTAGAAATATCTAATCTTATCACCAGAAGCGATTGATTCATATTTTCTTTCAATATTAAACTTTTCAAGGAGTAAGTTATGATAGTACGCTGCTTTGACGTGAATTGGCATTCTCTTTACAGTATTAAACTCCTTACTATTTGCAGCATACTTTTCATAACCCTTGATACCCATAACGGATGCTATATCTTCGACAGGTAACGTTTTAAATGTCTCATACGTTTCTGTAAACACTTTATTTGTTTCTGCTAAGCTCTTTGTCGTAATCATCGTCTCAATAATACGTTTGACGTAAGACTTAATTTGTGCCGGCATCGTAGTACGTACAACTTCAACTCCTGTATACTTAAATTTGTTACACGGAATACCTTCAACGTCAAGAAGATGTAGTACGTAACGCTTCTTTTGTAGGAAGATACCACTATCGGCAATTGCTTCACGTTTAAAGACAAGACGGCAATCGGTCGAATTAAGTGCGCGTTTTCCCCATTTAACAATCTCAGTATTCAGATGATCTTCAATATCTTGTACTGTTTTATAATATTCTGGTGTAACATTACCCTTATCATCGTATGTTGCAATTTTCTTTGCGTTGATCAAATGCTTAATTGAAATGTAACTACTATCTGTATCATTGTAGATGATAGGTGAATTTTCAGCTAGATACTCATCAGTAAGATCGGTATTCGTTTTAATGTAATCTGTTAATATTTGATTAGACTGTTTAATAACGGCTTGACCGGTGAGAGTAATTGAATTAGCAAGATCATCATCGCCAAGAGGACTGTGCTTATTACCAAAATAACCGTAAATAGTATTAATAAGAATCTTAATAGTATGCTGACGTATGTTAAGACTGTCGATTTCATTTTGTAATTTTTTATAATTTGGATCTGTTTCTTTGACACCAATTGCTGCTTTCTTAGCCTTGGTTAAGAGCTTCTTAATTTCAACACGCTTTTTATAATAGTAATCAACAGTAATCGGAATGATACCTTTCTCTTTTTGAGTGAAGAGAACCTTAGCTTTAGATATAGCTATTTGTTCTTTCTTAATAAAAGATGCGAAGTCATTATGTGTTAATCTAAATTCACGTCCATCGACATGTTTTACTGTAATATCAGTTTCAGTCTTCTCTACAATTTTACCTATCTTGGTCTCAGGTGATAGATTGAGAGTAATCATCATGTTTGGATATAGACTGTTAGCATCAAAGGATACAATATGCTCCTGAAAATCTCTTTGTGGCTCACCAACATAAGCACCTGCATTAGGCTTACCGCCTTCCTTAATTTCCTTTACAAATGTCGGAATACGCTTATCTTTAGTACGTGCACGGATTGAACACAACCCGGTAATAACAGATAGTGATCCGAGTGCACCTTCAAACGTCGTAAGGCCCGCGTAAGCAATCATTCGCAAAAGCTGAATATATTGGAGTTTCTTTTCAAGATTGATAAGAAGGGTAACGTCCTGAATGTTATATTCAACAAACAACTCCCAATTATCGACAGACAAACTCGCAAGATCTGTATCACCGTAATCAATCTTACGTTGATCCAATTCAATTTCACCGATTGCATCGAGTTTATATGACTCACGCAGTACTGGACAGAATCGCTGATAGATCTGTAAATAGTCAACACAGGATATACCTTCAATATGCCAGCGTGTTTGCTCACGACCGAATTTACCCATAAACGTTCGTGCACGAATAGCGCCAATAGGTGAAAGACGGCGAACTTCATCCTCACCTAGGATCCTCGTCATTCGGTTTACAATATATGGAATATCAAAGAATTCCGAGTTCCATCCAGATAGAATATCTGGATAATCTTTAGAAAAGAAATCTAGAAAACGTGTAAACAGCTCATGTTCGGTTTTACAGTAAATGTAATTAGTCTTTTCATTAGCCTTAGAAAACGGCTTTGTTCCCCAAACAGTATATCGATCTGTTATCGTGTCGTATATAGTAATGACATTGATTGGATCTTGTGGGTTATTAATATCCGGAAATGCATCAGGACTATAAGTCTCGATATCGATAAAGTATACCTTTAACGGAAACTGACTAAATTCATCTTTTTCATTATCTTGCCAAAATGTATCAATAAGAAATTGCTGATGTACGTTAAAATTGTCAAATACACGAACAATACCATTATCCTTAATATATCGTGCGCGTTCAGATTGATTCTTAAATCGCTTCTTTTTTAACTTTGTATTAAAAATACTCATCGTATCTGGAGCATTATTTGTCTCCAGGAAGATATACGGTTCGTATGTAGATTGAATTGTAACTCTATTGCCCTGGTCATCCCAGGTATAGAGATTCATAGTCTGAGTACGCTGTGAGTATGCTACGTTTCTAAACACAACAATAGTATACAGGCAGTCGCCTGCTAGGTCAACTAGCTTATGCCGTTAATTGTATTAAGAAGCTTACGCTCAGGGTGACCGTATGGTAGTGTAAACAATTCAACGTACTTGTTGATATTGTCTTCATTTTCAAGCCACCGTGCTTCAGCAGTTCTGCGGGCCTTTGCAGAAGCATTCATGTATTTACCCTTAGTAGAAAGTACCTCTTCTACAAGTGAAATCATTTCATCGCCAGTATCGAACTTATACGGTGCATCTTTATATGTTACTAAGTTCTGACAAGCTATTGGTAATCCGTAACAATTTGCTTCAATAAATTTGAGATCAGATTTCGACTTGTTGAAGTTATTATCCTGTAAAGGTGCTACCAACATATTGACATTAAGCGTACTAATCTTCTCCGGGTAGCTATAAAGCTGTTCCCATGGATGGTATTCGATTTCACCGTTTTGAATAAACGGATGCAACGATAGAGGATATGCACCAAGAAATACCCACTGATACTTGTGTCTTGTTGATGCAATTATTTGATTTACATGTGCAAAATCATCTTTCTGACCGACTCGATTATCTACATCAAAGTGTGCACCAGAGCCTGCATATAAGATTCTTGGCTTCTTTCTATAACGATCAAAGTTATCGGAGATCTTTTTCTCGTTATAAAAATTACCCATCCACCACTTAGGTATGTAGTTCGGAATAACTGTAATATTCTTATTAGCAGTTTTACCCATGTAGTATTCCTTCATGAAATCACAAGTTACTGTAATCTCATCACACAACTCCATAATCTCCTGTGCAGTAGCACGAATTTTTGGATCTGTAAAAGCGGGTTTAAATTTATTATAATCAGGAATATCTTCAGAAAATACAAGATCATCAATTTCGTAAATAAGACGGAATCCCATTTGTTTACTAATCTCTTTTAAGAATTTAACAAATTGCAATTGATGCTCCGTTGCTTGACGCTGAACACGCACAGCTTGAGCACCTCTAAAGTAATTTGGATCTAAATTCATTACAGTGCTACCGTGCACAGTAAGTTTTTGATGGGCATTAAGAAGATGTTCAGGCCAAATCATTCTCCAAAAACCACATCCGCTATAGTCAGCGTAGTATTGAATTACTCTCTTTAAATTCATTTCAGGCGGAACAGGTATTTCCTGTTGCTGCGGCGGTAGCATACTTCCACCAAAAGGTGCTGGAGAAAATGGCGATGCAAATGGGCTTGCAAACGGGGAGTTAGGAAAAGGATTGAACATATATGTGAGTATATTTTATGATGTGTATTCGTTGAAATCTACTCGTCGGGTAATGCCGTTAGATTTTTCTAAGAAAATGACATTACCAGTGGCCGCTTTAATACTTTCCTTACGGTGACTTATAACCATAATAGATTCGTTAAATTTCTCAATACGCTCTTTAAGGATGTTAATCACTAATTCTACACCGCGTTCATCAAGACTTGAATCAAAAAGCTCGTCGTAGATGCTAAAGTTGAAACAAACATCACCTTGAAGTCTTCTAATATCCATGAAGGCAAAGAGGCATGCTAGGTCAACACTCTTGCGTTCGGCGCCACTAAAGTTAAAATATGAACATTCCTTTCCTTTTGTATCTACAATCTTTTCTTCAAAGTATTCGTTAAATTCGCATTTACAATTTGCATCCATCTTACCAAGATAATACGCAAGCTTTGTATTAAAAATTTGAAGTATCTTTGTAACA